CCGGGTTCGGTGTCGGCAAAACGCCGCCGCCGTCCCCGACTGCCATTTGGGTAATGTTCAGGCGGACACCCAGCGCGGTCGCGTTAGCCAGTTTGGCCGCGCCGATGTTCGTTAACAGGGCAAAATAGGTTGCACTCATGCGGTTACGCTCACGTTGTCGATTAAATGAAGTGCTGCCCCGGCCACATCCAGACCGGACACAGTAATCGTTTCAGGAAAATAGGGGTAAACGGTCAGCTCGTCACCGACATAAGACAGGGCGGCGACATAGGCCGCACCTTGTGTATCGAGGTTGATATTCAGCCCCAGCAGGTGACGGGACGCGGGTTTGGCGTCGGCAATCAGCCGCTCCAGCTCGTAAAACGTTTCCTCGGTAATGCCGCTATCCTGCACGCCGATGTCCAGGCGAAACGTGCCTGGCTCTCCGCCGTTCTGAAACCATTCGCTGATGCGGATCAGATAACCAAACGGCTCCACTACGCGACGCAGCGCACCGATGGTGCCTTTATGACGATGGATAAAGAACGCATCGCGGATCACCTGCCGTTTCACGCTCTCCGGCCATGCCTCATCCCAGCGGTCAACGGAGAACGCCCACGCCAGATACGGCAGCAGGTGTTCCGGGCAGGTGTCCGGGTTCCACAGCAGGCGCAGGGGAACGGGTACGCGGGTAATCTCGGCGCAGGCTTTCGCGGCGGAAACTTCCAGCGCAGACGACCCGACAGGCAGCAGGCGGGTATCACTCATCGGCACCGCCCACACCCAGCCGATAGCCGGAACAGTAGGACGCCTGCGCGTCAGTCAGCACGATATCGTCGGCGGGTGTCGTCAGCTCGACCCGTTGCACGCCCTCGACGTGCAGCGCAGCGTAAATCGCCGAGCGACGAATATCCCGCCCTAATCGGTGCTGCGCACTGATATAGGTTTTTAATTTCTGCTCGGCCGCAGCGCGAACAGGCTCTTTTTCCGGTCCCGAATACAGATACAGCGTGGCGTCAATCTCATACGGAACAATCACAGCAGACTGCACCGTCACGCGGTCAGCTACCGGGCGCACGTCTTCGCCGTTCAGCGCGGCGGCCACGATGGCGACCAGCTCCGGGCTGGCGCTGCCGTTGCCCTCGCGAGACAGTACCGACACGGTAACGCTGGCCGGGCTGGGGCTGATAACCGACACATCAGCCACACGCCCGTCGGCGCTGCGTCCGTGGTACTGATAGGCACCGACCGACCCGGCAACGCTTAATCCCTCGAAAGACTGCTGGATGCGCAGGCGAAAATCGCTGTCGGACTCCATCAGGGCAGGCGTGGGCGGCAACGTCGAATCGTCAGCTGGGGTAATCACCAGACGGGACACGCTGAAATTTGCGCCGAGCTGGTCGAGGTCGTCGCCCTGTGCAAACGCCACCATCACGGCACGGGCCGCTTCATTGACGCGCTGGCGCCATAGCAATTCACGATAGGCGTTTTCCTGTAACAGCTTGACGAGCGGATCGGATTCCAGCGTCAGCGTGCGTGCGACAGCGGCACGCTGGTCTTCCGGGTAGAGCGACAGCAGCATGGCTTTGCGCTCGGTGTAAATCGCCTCGTAGTCCAGTTCTTCCACCACGGCAGGCGCGGGAAGCTGGCTTAAATCAATCATCGCCATCGTATCAGCTCACAGGAACAGAAAGGAAAAAGGCGTTGCTGTCAGCCAGCACGCACGTGATATCAACGTACAACTGACCGTCGAATGCGCTGGTCAGATTGATGCCTGTCAGCGTGATGCGCGGCTCCCAGCGCAGCAGCGCCATGTAACACGCTGCCATCACCTGCAATTTCACAGCGGGATTTTGCGGCTGGTCGATCAGCGCCGACAGCAGCGAACCATAATCCCGGCGCATCACCCGCGACCCGACGGGCGTGATGAGAATATCGCGCACGCTCTGGCGAATGTGCTCAAGGTCGCTGAGCGTCTGACCGCTGTCACGGCTCATGCCGAGGTAACGTGCGGTCATAGTGGCGCACCCGTTATACCGCCGCTGTCTCCGGGGTGTTTGTGGGTGTGCAATACTTTGCCATTGGACGACAGAGACCCGCCGGAATGCTCTATATTGCCGCTCATCGTGCCGCCTTGTTTCACCTCCAACGTTCCGGTGATCAGCTTGTTGGTGCAGACCACTTCGGGCGTGTCCAGCGTGATACGTGTTGACGCCCTCACCGTGACCAGCGGTACCGTGGCAGTAATGGATTCAGATGCGGTGATATCGGCGGTTTTGATGCCGCTGACAGTCAGCGCCCCGGTAGCGGGTTCGTACTCGATAACCGCACCATCGGGAAAGCTGACGTGATACGCATCGGCAGAAACTGACGGCGCGGGGTTATCATCGGAATAGATGCCGGGCAGCACAAAGGCGGTGTCCAGTTCACCGCCGATAGACAGGATCAGCACTTGCTCACCGATGGACGGTGCCCACCAGTCGCGAGAACGGCCAGCACGGCGGGTTAACCAGTTCAACCAGCTTGTGGTCATGCCTCCGGTTTGTACCCGGCAGAGGGTGTCCGCTGTGTTGACGTGGGTCACGACGCCGACACGGATCACATTGCGCAGTAAGCGCTGGATTTCGGTAAGGGTAGCTTGTGTTTTCATTGCTTCATGGTGGATACTTTTGGCGACCCACACAAACCTTTGGCGTTGTTTCATGATTAGAACAACAGTATTGATTTATTCTCTTTATCAGGATTTTTGGATATGACAGAATTTTTTAGCTCTTCGAATCTAAAAAGGGCAATTAATGGCTATATCAAATTTATTAATAGTAAAAATGAGATCTCGGAATTTAAGATAGACAGGAATAAATATTTGACTGTCATCTTGGTAAGTATGCTTGAATATCCTAATGAATGGGATGCTTACACAAAATCAAGCATTAAAGATGCTGGTGCCAATTTTATTCGAGATTTGGTTAATCAATCCCCCGATGATGATGAAATAGATTATGTTCTTTCAAGTTTATTTAGGTTTCTGATGGAATTTCGCTTCAATCAGCATGATGACTTGGGTATTGATTTAGAAACTGCAAAATTATTCGTCATAAAAAATAGGAGCGAGTTCTCCGAAAGATCATTCTCAAGAATAGATTACTCACTAACTATCATGCCTTTTGAGTTATTTCGAAATGAATATCAAGGTGAAGATATTCAATGCTTTAAGAAGGCAATTGAATCAGAAAGATTAATGGAGGTGCGAATAAAAGACTGGAACGAACAACTAGAGAAGAAAATAGAAAAAGTCGAGGTGCTTAAAACCAAGCTAGACGAGCAAGAAAATGCTTTTAACTTTGTCGGATTGTATCGGGGATTCGATGACTTATCAAATGAGAAGAAAAGGGAGTCAAGTAAATCATTCTGGTTTACTTTTCTTCTCGGACTTTTGGTTTTATTACCTTTTTGTATCGATGTTCTTTTAGTTTACAAAAAAATTGTCACGCTTGATTCAATAATTTCCTTATTTCACTTCACTCCCGTCTTTGCCTTGACATTTATATTTATTTATTACTTCAGGATTTCCCTCACCAATTACACCTCCGTAAAGGCACAAGTAAATCAAATTGAATTAAGGAAGACACTTTGCAGTTTTATACAAAAATACTCTGAGTACGCTAAGGAAATGAAAGCTAATGACGGAAACTCATTGGAGAAATTCGAGGCGATAATTTTCTCAAACATCATGCCATCTGAAGATAAGATACCCTCAACATTTGACGGCATTGATCAAATAGCAAAATTGATCGAAAGTGTTAAAAAATAACAAATGAAGCCCCGCCATCCAGCGGGGCAGCTATCTGTAAATCAATTCTGCTTACTCAGTTCATCGCACTCTGCACGCTTATCCTTCAATAGTCGCATCAACAAATTTACGGTATTAACTGCTGAGCCGTGTTTGCAATCCAGTGTTGGGAATAGCGCTTGCATATGCGGCCAAAAATCCATGGTCAGATATTCCACCGATTTGAATAACGCATTGAGCTGCGAGGTTTGAATATGGTTGAAGATAAGTGGCGTCTCAGGAATATAAAATTCTAGTTCGCAAGGGTGAACGGGCTTTTTCGGTTCAGGTGGAACGGTTTTTTCCTGCGGGTTGAAGTAGCATTCTTCCAACTTCTCGAACACATCCCACGCCTGATCGGTTTCCAGCATCTTCGCGTGACGCGCTGCGCCGCGTTCCGTCCAGAGGATGAGACTACGGGCTTGTCTTGCGACAGACTGACTATTTGTCAGTCTGTCATTTTTAACAGAGTCACTATTAGTGACTCTGTGCTTAAAGAGACGTAACTCGTCCCCCTCTATCTTAAAGAAATGCTTCCCCGCCACGAATCGCGCAACGTTGCTACGATGGTTCTTTGTTATGGAATGAGAACTTGTACCGTAAAGCTGAGCTAGCGACTCTGTAGTGATTACAGGTGCTGCGTTATAGGTAAGAACTGACAGGCTTTCTACAGATAGTTGGTTAGTCATAAAATGACCTCACTGATTTTTTCGAATTACCACAATCGGAGTGGTGCCGGGAGGTTCGAAACGGCTCAGTGAGACCGCGGACTAATTTCCCTTGCGGGTGTTGTATTCGTCGCCCTCCCGACATAGATCGGGGTGTGATCGCTTATTGCGCTCACTAAATGACAGGCATAAAAAATCCAACACTGTCGGGGTTGGTTCTGACCGCACTGAGAAGAGGTTTCGACGCCTCGTTGAGCGAACCATAGCGGAAACTGTCAGGTAAAATCAACCGTTTTGTTTACTCAGGTGGTCTATCAGTAATCCCTCAACTGCCTTTATCTCCCGATCGCTAAACCCCAGCAGCGGCCTTGCTTCGTATTGCACATCACCACTATTGCGGCTAGGCCGATCACGCAGGCCGTAATGATGCACCCGCGCCATGCGCTGTACCCGCCCGATAAATTCCACGCTGGCCGCATCGGCGGTGCCTTTGGCTTTCAGGTATTTGGCCGTGCGCAGTTTCTGGAACATCTGGCGCTTCACCCGGCCTTTTTTTCCCTTAATCGGCTGGGATTTGCGCGGGGCATAGGCTGTGCCGTCTGGGGCTGTCTGCGCTTTGATGTGCTGTTGTTGGCTACCGCGCAGGGCTTTTGCTACTGTTCCTGCCAGCTTT